TCGGCCGTGGCTTCGACGAGGTCGACGTTCTGATCTACGACGAGGCGCAGATCCTCACGGAGAACGCGCTGGACGACATGATCCCCGCGACGAACCAGTCCCGGCAGACGACTGGGGCGCTGCTGCTGTTCATGGGGACCCCGCCGAAGCCGACCGACCCGGGCGACGTGTTTCGTCGGATGCGCTCTGAGGCACTGGGCGGGGAGGACACCGACACCGGGTGGATCGAGTTCGGGGCGGACGAGGACTACAGGCCGACCCCGCCGCCGGCCCCCCTGACGCACGCCGACTGGAAGCAGGTCGAGAAGGCCAACCCGTCCTACCCGCTGGACACGCCCCGCGAGGCGATACTGCGGATGCGCAAGAATCTGGGCCCTGAGTCGTTCCTGCGCGAGGGCCTTGGCGTTTGGGACAGAAACGGCGCCAGCGTCCACCTTTCCGAAGCGATGTGGGCGGCCGTGCGTGACCCGGAGTCACGACGTGACAGCGGTTCTGCTGCGCTCGGTGTCCATATCAGCGGGGACCGGGCAACGGCGTACATCGGTGCCGTCGGTCACCGTGACGACGGGCGACTGCACGTCGAGATCGTGGACATCACCCAGCCGAGTAAGGCAGTCAAGGCGATCAAGACGTTGCACGACCGGCTGCGCTGCCCGGTAGCGCTCGACCCCGGCTCGCACGCAGGGTCGCTGATTCAGCCCCTCGGGGACGAGGGCATCGAGGTCGAGCAGGCCACGTTGCAGAAGTACGCCGCGGCGTGCGGGGCGTTCTACGACGCGGTCAAGGACAAGCATTTGCGCCACCTCGGACAGGTGCAGCTCGATGACTGCATGCCCCCGTCGATCCGCGCATTGCCTCGCGGGGCGTGGGTGTGGGACGAGTCGGCGCTCAAGGCGGTGACGCTGGCGCTGTACGGCTTCGGCCTGGCCGACTCCGGCGACGGCTTCAACATCTGGTGACGAGGGAGACGCGTCGTGGTTGCAGGACTCGCCGAGATCGCGGGTGTCTTCCTCGTGGTGATCGGCTGCGGGCTGGTGGTGGGCGCGGCGGCGCTGGTGTCGACGGCGCTGGCAGTCCTCGCGGCCGGCGTGCTGGTCCTGTTCGTGGGTGTCGCGGTGATCTACGTTGCCAATGCCCGCGCCGCGGCTGCGAAGGTCCGTGCCTGATGCTGCTTGAGGGTCTGCTCGGGGCGCGTGGTTCGATCGAGAACCCCCAGGTGCCACTGTCGTCCCCGACGATCCTGGACTTCCTCGGTGGACAGAAGCTCCACTCCGGAGTACGCGTCTCCGAGCAGTCCTCGTTGGGGATGCCGGCGGTCTTCCGCGCGGTGACGCTGATCGCGGGCACCGCGGCGTCGCTGCCGCTGCACGCGTACCGGCGCGGGGACGACACCCGGGAGCCGGTGACCCGCGGTCCGGCGGCGACCCTGCTGGACGATCCGCACCCCGACATGACGCCGTACGAGCTGTGGGAGACCGCGTACGGGCACCTGTGCCTGTGGGGCAACGCGTACTTCCGCATCTTGCGTACCAGCCTCGGCCAGGTCCGCGAGCTGTGGCCGATTCACCCGTCGCAGGTCCGGGTCGGTCGTGACTCCGTCTCGGCGTTGAAGGTCTACGAGGTGACCGACGAGAACGGTCAGCCCGAGCCTCACACCGACCGGACCATCCTGCACGTGCCCGGGTTCGGTTACGACGGCATCACCGGGGTGTCACCGATCCGGGCCGCACGGCAGGGCATCGGTCTCGCGATGGCCGCCGAGGAGTTCGGGGCGCGGCTGTTCGGCTCCGGCTCTCTCGCCTCGGGCATCTTGCAGACCGAGCAGCGCCTGGACCAGGACAAGGCAGACGCCCTCAAAGCGCGGTGGGAAGCCAAAGCGAAGGGCATCGCCAACGCACACACCGCGGTCGTCCTCGACAACGGTGCCAAGTTTCAGCAACTGACGATCCCCCCGCAGGACGCCCAGTTCCTCGAGTCGCGGCGCTTCCAGATCTCCGAGGTCGGGCGCATGTTCGGGGTGCCCGCGTTCCTGATGGGCGAGACGGAGAAGTCGACGTCCTGGGGCACCGGCCTGGAGCAGCAGGCGATCGGCTGGGTGAAGTTCGACCTGCGCCGGTACATGATCCGCTTCGAGCAGCGGGTGACACGCCTGATCCGCCCGGACAACGTGTTCGCCAAGTACTCCATCGAGGGTCTGCTGCGGGGCGACTCCCAGGCTCGGGCCGCGTTCTACCGGCAGATGTGGGAGCTCGGGGTGTACTCCACCAACGACATTCGCGAGCTCGAGGACCGGGCCCCGGTCGAGGGCGGCGACCAGCGGTACCGGCCTCTGAACATGGGCGCTCTGGGCAGCGTCGAGGAGGGGTCCACCGACGAGCAGGACCAGTTCGAGGAGCTGACGGCATGACGCGCCAACCTGACCTGCGCTACCGGTTCCACGGTCGCATCCGGCCGGAGACGGGCCGCGAGCCGATCAAGGCGTCGATCGCGCCGAGCGGGGTCGACGACGGTGTCGCGACGATGCGCCTGTACGACCCGATCGACTCGTGGGGCGGGGACTGGGGCGTGTCGGCGAAGGAGTTCGCGGAGGCGCTGGACGGTCTCGGCGACGACGTGACGGACCTGCACCTGCACATCAACTCCCCTGGCGGGGAGGTGTTCGAGGGCATCGCGATCCTCAATGCTCTGCGTAACCACCCCGTCAAGGTCACTGCCGTCGTCGACGGCCTGGCGGCCTCCGCGGCGTCGTTCATCGCGATGGCCGCGAACGAGGTGGTCATGGGTCGCAACTCGGAGATGATGATCCACGACGCGTGGGGCATCTGCATCGGCAACGCCGAGGACATGCGCGACCTGGGTGCCCGCCTGGACCACCTCAGCAACAACATCGCCAGCGTGTACGCCGAGAAGGCCGGCGGCAGCACCGCCGACTGGCGGGCTCACATGCTCGCCGAGACCTGGTACTCCGCGGACGAGGCGGTAGCCGCCGGCCTGGCTGACCGGGTGGAAGCGGGCCAGTCGAAGGCGGAGAACAAGTTCGACCTGTCGGTGTTCACCTACGCCGGCCGCGAGAAGGCGCCCCCGCCGAGCGCCGAGCCGCCCGTGCCGGCCGCATCGGACGAGGACACAAAGGGCGACACCCTGCCCTACCGGTACCGCCTGCGCGCGCGCCGCGCCCGCGCCGCCTGATTTAGATCCACCCACCGAACCCCCGCCGGGACTGTCCTGCGCGGGTGATCCGCATGCTCACGAAAGGAATGCGCATGCCCACCACCACGCAGCTCGTCGAGCAGCGGAACAACACCTGGAGCCAGATGACGGAGCTCATCGACTCCGCCGAGGCCGCCGGCCGACCCCTCTCCGCCGAGGAGCGGCAGACCTACGAGCGCCTGGAGAAGGCGTTCGACGACACCGACGCGGAGATCGAGCTGCGCAAGCGGCACGCCAAGCGGGGCGAGGAGAACGACCGGGTCGACCGGACCGGTGTCGTCAGCCCCGCACCCGGCGGCGGCGACCCGGACAACCGGTCCGAGGCCGAGATGTACGCCGAGGCGTTCAAGATCTTCGTCCAGAACGGGATGACCGAGCTGGACCGCGAGCAGCGAGCCGCGTTGCGCTCGGGGTTCGTCAAGAGCGACCCCAAGGAGATCCGCGCCGCGCAGGGCATCGGCACCACCACTGCCGGTGGTTACCTCGTGCCCGAGGGCTTCCGCCAGCAGATCGTCGAGCGGATGAAGGCCTACGGGGCCGTGCAGCAGGTCGCGCAGGTGCTGAACACCTCCACCGGGGCGCCACTGCCGTGGCCCACTAACGACGACACCGGCAACGTAGGTGCGCTGTTGGCGGAGAACACGGCCGCCACAGAGCAAGACCTCACGCTGGGCACGGCGCAGCTCGGGGCGTACAAGTACACCTCCAAGCTGGTTCGGGTCTCGCTGGAGTTCCTGCAGGACGTGGACTGGCTCGACGCGGAGGGCTTCCTGCGCCGCAAGTTCGCCGAGCGGCTCGGGCGCATTCACAACCAGCACTTCACGACCGGTACCGGAACGGCGCAGCCGCAGGGCATCGTCACCGGTGCGACCACCGGCGTGACCGCTGCCAGCGCCACGGCGATCACCGCGGACGAGCTGATCGACCTGCAGCACTCGGTCGACCCGGCCTACCGCAACGAGCGCTCCAAGTTCATGCTCTCCGACACCGCGCTGAAGGGTGTGCGGAAGCTGAAGGCCGCCGGCACCGGCGAGTACCTGTTCCAGGTGTCGACCTCGGCCGACATGCCGAACCTGCTGGCGGGCTCCCCCTACGTCGTCAATCAGGACATGGCCGTCCCCGCGACCGGAGTCAAGTCGGTGCTGTACGGCGACTTCGAGGCCGGGTACGTCATCCGCCTGGTCAAGGCCTTCGAGCTGATCCGGCTCGACGAGCGGTTCGCCGAATTTGGACAGGTCGGGTTCATCGCGTTCGACCGGGCCGACGGCCTGGTGCAGGACGCGAACGCCTACAAGGCCCTCGCCCAGCTGTAAGCCGGCTCTCACTACACCCTGAAAGGGGCAGTACGCATGGCAGCGACGAAGGAAGAGAAGCCGGTCAACCCGGTGGCGAACGAGGGTGACCACGACCGCGTGGCGATGCTCTCTCTCAAGCCCGACGGTTCCCCGGACCAGCACAACCCGGAGATCATCGGCGACAAGGACGCTGCGGTAGCAGCCGCCAAGACGCAGTTCGCCCAGCAGGCGGTGTCCGCCGTGGACGCGGAGAAGCGGGCGGAGCTCGGGCTGGCCGCGACGGATGAGGGTGACACCTCTGACGCCGCGATCGACAAGCTCAAGGCCGAGCACGACAAGGTCGCAGCGGCGGCGGAGAAGAAGGCCGAGAGCGTCGTCAACTCCCTGCACAAGGACTGACCAGCCCCCAGCCCCGTCGCAGCCCCCGTTCCGGCGGGGCTGGGGTTTCACCTAGCCCGGGGGGCCAGTGGTGTGTGAGCTGGCGCAGTCGCTGCTCTCCACGTTAACGGCGCTGCGCCAGGCCAACGCCGAGGCGGTGCGCATGGTGTCCCGTGCGGCGGTGGCTGCGCCGGCGGACTGGCCGGTGTGGCTGGCGGAGCTGGCGGCGGTGCTCGACGTTCCCCCGACGTTCGACCGCACGCCGGCGCAGCGCCTGGACCTGACCGGTCACGAGGCGGCGGTGCTGCGGGCGTTGGCGTCGGGGGGTTCGCAGGCGCAGGTGGCGATGCGCCTCGACGTGCCGGTCTCGAACGTCCGGCTGACGCTGCGCCACGTCGGCCGCCGGATGGGGCTGGTGAGCTCACCGGCGGCGGCGGTGCTGAGCGAGGTCCGCCGCCGCGGGGTCGATCTTCCTTCGAGTGCCCGGGAGGGCTGAGACATGGCTGTTACCGCCTCCGTCCCCGGAAAGCTCGGGGAGGCTCTGGCGAACGCCGAGGTCGACTTCGACACGGCGACAGTGAAGGTGCTGCTCACCACGAGCGCCTACGCGTACGACCAGGACACCCACAAGTACAAGTCCGACGTGACGAACGAGGTGACCGGCACCGGCTACACGGCCGGTGGTGCGACGTTGGCGACGAAGACGGTGACCTACACCGCGGGCACCAACACCACGGCGCTGGACGCTGCGGACCCGTCGTGGTCGGCTTCGACGATCACTGCCCGCAAGGCGGTGTTCTACATCGACACCGGCACCGCAGCGACGTCACCGATCCTGTGCGTGTGGGACTTCGGCGCGGACGAGTCCTCGTCCGCCGGAACGTTCACGCTGCAGCTGAATACCTCGGGTCTGCTGACCGTCTCGACGGCGTAGTCCGGTGCCGCTCGAACTGCCGCAGACGGGGTCGGCCGGCTGGGGTGCCGTGCTCAACGCTGCCCTAACGGCCCTCGATGTCCGCACGACCGGCAGCGTGAACGTCCGATCCCACGGTGCCCTGGGCAACGGTGTAGCGGACGACACGGCCGCGGTGAACGCCGCGATCGCGGCGGTCGCGGGGACTGGTGGGGAGGTGTTCTTCCCGCCCGGGGTGTACCTGGTCTCCTCGGAGATCGTGGTGCCCGGTGGGGTGCTGCTGCGCGGCACCGGGATCGACTACTCGGTGGTGACCGGTCCGCCGGCCCGCGGGTCGATCATCCGGGCGACCGGGGCGATGGCCTCGGTGGTGCGGCTGGGGTCGGACTCCTCCTCCAGCGTGTCCGGGCAGACCGGGGCCTCGATGTGGGGCCTGATCGTGGACGGCGCGAACCTGGCGACCGCGGCGGTGAAGACGTTCGGCCGGCGCAACTACATCCAGTGGTGCCAGGTGTGGCGCGGCGCGTCCTACGCGGTCGACCTGTCGGGGCAGAACTCGCACCTGCTGCACTCGGTGTGCGGGCAGAACAACCTGGGGTCGGTGGTCCGCCAGAACGGGTCGGACAACGAGATCGCCGGGTGCCAGATCCGGGAAGGGCTCAACGCCCAGATCGAGGTCGTCGCCGGCGCCATCAAGATCACTGACAACCACATGTGGACCGGGGCGAACGGTCAGCTGCCCGCGTCGGTCGGCCGCGACATCTGGATCCGCGCCACCGGCACCGACGGTGCGCTGTGGAACGTGATGATCAACAACAACATCATCGAGGGTGTCCGCGGCCCGCACATCGAGTTCGCGGCCACCGGGGCCCGCGCGATCATCGAGAACGTCTCGATCGTGGGGAACAGCTTCTACAACACGGGGGACTTCCCGGACAACACCTACCCAGTGCTGCTGTTCAACCTGCCGTCCTCGGCCGAAGCCAGCGCGCAGACGGTCCGCAACGTCACCGTGGTCGGCAACCAGGTCTACCGGTACGCCGGCACCACAGGGTTCAAGGCTTTGCTGGAGAAGACGGTCGGGGCGTCCGGGGTCGGGTACGTGCGCAACATCGCGGTGATGGGCAACGTCGGGCGCAACATGCACGCCTTCGCGGTCGGTCTCGCTGCCGACGACCAGGTCGAGGCGCTGGGCAACCACTTCCTGCGACAGAGCGACGGGACCCGGTTCTCCACCTCCCGGTCCGCGCGGGCCACCGCCGTGGGGGACGGGGCAGCGACCGCGTTCTCCTGGGCCCACGGCCTGTCGGGGACACCGAGGTCGGTGCGGGTCACCCCCAGCTCGGCCGCGGCATCGGAGAAGCACCACGTCACCGCTGACGCGACCAACGTCACGGTGACCTTCGCGGCGGCCCCGGCGAACGCGGCGGCGCTGTCGTTCGACTGGTCCGCGGAGGTCTAGGTGGCGACGTTCACCGACGACTTCAACCGCGCTGACTCCGCGAGCCTCGGCGCGAACTGGCTGACGATCGGCAACTCGCACAGCATCGTCGGCAACCGCATGGCGCCGCCCGGCACCCTGACCTACCTCAACGTGTGGGCCACCGACGCCGCCAGCGCCGACCAGTTCTCCCAGGCCACCGTGGCCGTGGTCGCCGGGACCAACATCAGCGTGATCGTGCGCTGCGACGCGACGGCCGCGAACTACTACCGGCTGCTGTACAACGGCACCAGCCTGCAGCTGTACCGCATGACCACGGCGATCGGCAACGTGCACACGGTCACGCTGGTCGCCGGTGACGTCATCAAGATCACCGCCGTCGGGTCGGCGATCAAGGGCTACCTCAACGGCGTCGAGGTGTGCAGCGCCACCGACACCGGCGTCGCCGGTGGGGCGACGCAGCGCAAGGTCGGTGTCCGCTCGTTCGGCAACGCCTCGCTGCGCTACGACGACTGGTCCGGCGGCGACGTCACCGCCTCCGGCGACAAGACCATCGCCGGGGTTCTGTCCAGCCTCACGCTCACGGCCCCGGCCGGTTCGGTGGCGACGACCTCGGCGGGCAACGTCACCGTCTCTGGTCCCGCCGCCGCCCTCACCCTCACCGCGCCAGCGGGCACGGTGGAGGCGACCTCCCCCGACGTCACCGTCGTCCTGGTCGACCCCAACTACAGCGAGGGCGGCTACGGCGCCGGCTACTACGGCGGCGTGCCGGGGCTCATCCTCACCGCACCGGCCGGCACGGTGGCAGCCACCCGCAACGCCACCGTCGTCGGACCCGCCGCGGCGCTGACGGTCACCGCTCCCGCGGGAACCGTGACCGCGGACTCCGTGACGAACGTCACCGTCTCCGGACCGGTGTCCGCGTTGACCCTGGCCGCGCTGGCCGGAGCCGTCACCACGACCCGCAACGTCACCATCGCCGGCGCCCCCGGCACGGTCACGCTGACCTCCCCCGCAGGCAGCGTCGTCATCGGTGGGGCATCGGTCCGCGGGTCCATCCGCCAGGTCTCTGTCGCGCACGCCACCATCCGGGAGGTGCCCGCGTGATCGACCTCGGCGACATCTACTCCATCGGCTTCGAGGTCCGCGACGACACCGACACGCTGACCACGCCCGCGACCCACGAATGCACCGTCACCCGACCCGACGGCACCCCACAGGTGGTGGCGCTCACGGTGACCGCGCCGGGTGTCCTGCGCCTGGACTACCCCACCGAACAGCCCGGGCGGCACGAGTACACCGTCGTCACCACGACCCCCACCTCCCGGCACACCGGCACCTTCGACGTCGACCCCGGCCCCACCGGCATCGTGTCCCTGAGCGACGCCAAGACGCACCTGAACATCACCCGCAGCACGAACGACGAAGAGCTGCGGCTGTTCATCGACGCCGCCTCGGAATGGGTCGAGTCCCGGGTCGGGCCCGTCGTGCGCCGCACCGTCACCGAGGTCGTCAACACCACTGGCGAGCTGCTGATGCTGCGCCACGCCCCGGTCCTGTCGGTGACCTCGATCGCCGGCGCGTACGGGTACACCGCCACCTACGACGTAGCCGCCACCTACCTGGACGCCGAAGCGGGGATGATCCGGCTCCCCACGCGGCAGGCGTGGAGCACCTATCCCCTGACCGTCACCTACGTCGCCGGGCGGCAGGTGGTGCCGGCGTCCATCCGTGCCGCGACGCTGATGATCGTCAAGACGCTGTGGGAGACCCAGCGCGGTGCGACGGCGCTGCCCGTCCCCGGCTCCGAGGAGCTCGCGGAGCTGCCCGGGATGGGGCTGGCGGTGTGGCGGGCGGAGAAGATGCTCGAGCCGTACCTGCTCGCCCCTGTGGTGGCGTAGGTGGCGACGTCGCGCTGGCCCTCGATCGTCGACGCCCTGCTCGCCGCGTTCGCTGCCACGGACGCCGCGCTGGTCCTGGACGGACCCAACGGCACCGCGGACGTCGCCACCGACTACGTGGTCGTCGGCGGCACCGAGGATCCGGACGACGACGCCGGGGAGTTCGACCAGGACTGGCGTGGCCTGGGGGCGAAGGCGCGACAGGAGACCGGCACCGTGACCTGCGCGGTCCTCGCGGCCACCGGCGACGACGACATCCACACCACCAGGGCTCGCGCCTTTGAGATCCTCGGCCAGCTCGAGACCGCCGCCCGCGCTGACCCCACCCTCGGTGCCGCCATCAGTTCCGGGTGGCTGCATGTCACCAACGGGCGCGCCTCTCAGCGGCGCAACGCCAACGGCGCCTACGTGCGCATCGTCTTCACCGTCAGCTATTCGGCCCGGATCTGAGGAGCGCAGCAGTGACCGTGTCCCTACGCAACAAGAGCGGTGAGCCGCAGCATCTCGGCAATCCCGCCCTCGGTTCCCGCCTGGTCGACGTCGACGAGGTGATCCACGTCGAAGGCGACCTTGCGCCGGCCAAGCAGCAGCCCGACGACGCCTACCTGATCGGCAGCGGTGACGACGCCCGCCTGTGGCCAAAGTCGGTGTGGACCAACGCCGGCGGGTCACCCAAGGCCGAACCTGACGTCCCCGCCCCCACGGCTGAGGAGAAGTAGCGATGGCAACGGGAACCGGGCTCGACGCCCAGCTCGGCGCGAAGCTGGAAACCACCTACGGCACTGCGGTCACAGTCGACCGGTTCTTCGAGTTCAACTCGGAAGACCTCGCCTGGGAGCCGACGTGGCTGGAGCCGAGCGGGCTGCGGGTCGGCATCAAGTACAAGCGCGCCTCCCGGCTGGTGCAGTCCCGCCAAACCGTGTCCGGGTCGATCGAGATGGAGCACGCCACCCGCAACATGGGGATGTGGTGGAAGCTCGCACTCGGTTCCACCGTCACCACCCCCACCCTGGTCCTCGGGTCGGCGTACAAGCAGGTCCACGTCCCCGGCGACTTCGTGGGGAAGTCCGCCACCGTCCAGGTGGGCCGCCCCGAGCCGGGGGGCACGGTGCGGGCGCACACCTACGCCGGCTGCAAGGTCGCCGGCTGGGAGTTCTCGGTCAGCGACGGGGAGTACGCCACCCTGAACCTGGACATCGAGGGTCGCTCGGAGGCCACCGCCACGGCGTTGGCGACCGCGTCCTACGTGGCCGGGGCCGG